CTCCATCGTGAAGGTCGTCTCCGGCTCGACGACGCTCCAGAAGACCGCGACGACGGGCGTGTGCTACTTCGACATCCCCTCCTACGGCACCTGGAACGTGACCGGCACGCTCAACGGCAAGACCGACACGCAGACGGTGACGGTGGACCAGGTGAAGCAGTACGCTGTGACGCTCAAGTATGCCAAGACCTACGGCGCGATCTGGGACGGCACCGCCACGACCGCGTGGAGCCGCACGGACGACGCGGCGGGCTTTGCGGATCCCGTCGCGGCGGTAAACAACGGCGACGGTTCCTCTCCCTTTGACAGCTGTATGCCGTGGAGCGGCATGGTGGTCGTGGACGACGCAACCTGCGGCAAGCTCGTCAAGATCCCGAAATACTGGTACAGGTGGACCAAGACGGGCAACCAGATGAAGCTCCAGATCTCCGACGCGGCACAGACGGGCTTCCTCGTCTCCCCTGCCCACGCGGACCGCGGAGACGGCAAGGGCGAGCGCGACTATGTGTATGTGGGCCGCTACCATTGCGCGAGCACCTACAAGAGCACCAGCGGCGTGAAGCCTGTCGGAAACATCACGCGTGCGGCGGCAAGAAGCTCGATCCACGCGCTCGGGAGCGATGTATGGCAGTACGACTTCGCGATGTACTGGACGATCATGATGCTCTACCTCGTGGAGTACGCCGACTGGAACAGTCAGGCGAAGATCGGCTACGGCTGCGGCAACAATTCGGGCACCGAGAACATGGGCGCGACGGACGCCATGACCTACCACACCGGCACGACGGCCGCAAGCCGCACGACCTATGCGGCGGGCATCCAATACCGCCACATCGAGGGCCTGTGGTCCAACGTGCTCGACTGGTGCGACGGCATCTACTTCTCCGGCGCGAATGTCTACTGCATCAAGAACCCCGCCAGCTTCAGCGACACCTCCGGCGGCACGAACATCGGAACGAGACCGACTTCGGGCGGCTGGATCAGCGCGTGGAGCATCCCGAGCGTTTCCGGCTTCGAGTACGCATTGTACCCGTCGGCGGTCGCAGGCAGCGAGAGCACCTACGTCTGCGACTACTGCTACTACCACGCCTCGGGCGTTGTGCTGTATGTCGGCGGCAACTGCAGCCAGAACCAGGACCGCGGCGCGCTCTACCTCGGCGGCGGCAGCGCCGCCTCGTACGCGGACGCGGACATCGGGTGCCGTCTCCAAAAACTCCCCTAAAGGGGAGTGCAGAGGGGGCCGCAGCCCCCTTTGCATAAGGCAGTCCGACACAGAACAATATCACAAAAGAGCGAAAGACCGCCGGCGTCAGTCGGCGCCGGCGGTCGAAATTTGGGGCTATCCCGCCAGTAGTCGGTGTTCCTGCTATGGGTATCCGGTCCTGGACGACTACTGCAACTACAACGCCTCGGGCGTTGTGCTGTATGTCGGCGGCAACTACAACCAGAACCAGAACCACGGCGCGTTCTACCTCAACGGCAACAACGCCGCCTCGAACGCGAACGCGAACATCGGGTGCCGTCACCTTGCCAATGGACTCAGGCAGTCCGCTCACTTCTCCGTAAGGCCGTTCCCACGGCTTTGCATAGATGGGCGGGATAGTCGCGCACCTCTTGGTGAAGAACGATGCCGAAGGGACGCGGTTTAGTACATCCGAAAGGACGCTGGAAAGACCGCGAGGCAACAAGGAGAAGGAGAACATATCCCGTGAAACGAGTCAACCATCTATTTGACTATTTAATCAGCGACGAGAACCTCGGCAATGCCATCGACGAGGTGAACGCCACACACCGCTGGCGGCCGCGGCACCGGCCGGACAAGACCGTGCAGCGGGTAGAAGCGGATCGCGCGGGCAGCATCGAGGCATTGCGCACGATCATCGTGAGCGGCTTTGAGCCGTCACCGGCGCGAAAGAAGCGGCGGTGGGACAAGAGCGCGGGCAAGTGGAGAGACATCTACGAGCCGAAGCTGTGGCCCGACCAGTACATCCATCACGCTCTGGTGCAGGCTTTACAGCGGCCGATGATGCGCGGCATGGACCCGTATTGCTGCGGGAGCATCCGCGGCAGAGGCATCCACTACGGCGTAAAGGCCATGAAGAAGTGGCACCGAGACGATCCGAAGGGCACGCGCTGGTGCGCGCAGCTGGACATCCGGCACTTCTACGACAGCCTGAAGCCGGAGGTCGTGATGGCACGGATGCGGCAGCTGGTGAAGGACCACCGCGTTCTGGACCTTGTCGAGCGCGTGATGCGCGACGGCGTGATGATCGGCGCGTATTTCAGCTAATGGTTCGCCAACACCACGCTCCAGCCGCTCGACCACGCGCTGCGCGAGCGAGGGCCGGAGGTGACGCACTACCTGCGCTACATGGACAACTTCACGCTGTATGCGCGGAGCAAACGGCAGCTGGACCGCGCGATCAAAATGATCGAGGACTGGCTGAGAGCGCATGACCTGACGATCAAGGGAGACTGGCAGAAGTTCCGCACGGCGGACCGGATGCCGACCGCGCTCGGCTATCGCTTCGGGAGAGGCTACACCTACCTGCGCAAGCGCAACCTGTTCCGCATGACGCGGCAGCTGCACAGCCTGCGGCGGAAGCTCGCGCGCGGGACACGGATCCCCGTATCGCTCGCGTTCGGCCTGTTGTCCCGCCTGGGACAGCTCAAGCATTGCAGCAGCGTACACCTCTACCGAAGGCTCGTGCGCAAGGGAACACAGAAAATGATGAAGCAAGTCGTAAGAGAGTACATGAGAAAGGAGCGTCGAAGATGGAATATATCTTTGGCACAGACCGCCTGAACGGCGTGGAGGTGGAAAACCTCAAGACCGCAGGCGACGCACACAGCGATCTCGAAGGCTACGTCGAGGTGCGCAGGGTGTACGACGACAGCGTGATCTGCGACCGGTTCCGCATCGTCGAGAAATACCGGTCGATGGAGAACGAGGAGAAGAAATTCGACCTCTACCACATCACGGACCACTACCGCTACACCGAGATCACGCAGAAGATGCGTGAAGAAATGGCACAGACGCGAGAGGCCAGCGAGATTGCCTTCGTGGCGATGGCGGAGAAGGGAGACCTGGACGACGCCACAGCCGGCGAGCACATGGCGCTGTTTCCGGAGTGGGCCTATCCCACCGCCTACAAGACGGGGCAGTACCGCACATTTAAGGGAAAGCTATACCGCTGCCTGCAGGACCATACCTCACAGGCGAGCTGGGAGCCGAGCTACACCACCTCTTTGTGGGTAAAGGCGAGCGATCCGAGCGAGGAGTGGCCCGCGTGGAGCCAGCCGCTCGGCGCGCACGATTCCTACGCGAAGGGTGCGAAGGTGACGCACAACGGCAAGAAGTGGACGAGCGACGTGGACGGCAACGTGTGGGAGCCTGGGGTGAGCCAATGGACGGAGGTGACGGCATGAGTGGCGAGCTGATCTCTGCCGCAGCCGTCGTGATCGTGGCCCTGATCGAGGCCGCGGCGGCCCGAGAGCGAAAGAGGGACAAGAAGGAGCGTGAGAAGCTCAGCGAACAGCAGAAGGGGCAGGAGAAGCTGCTGCTGTGCCTGATCGAGGGGACCTGGGCGGCGGTCGCATTGGCCGAGGCCACAGCAAGAGCAGTGCAGCGCATCCCCGACGCCCATTGCAACGGCGATATGCACGCGGCGCTCGATTATGCCGCGGGCGTGAAGCACAAGCAGAAGGAATTTCTGGCGAAGCAGGGCGTCCACGCCATTCTGGACACATGAAGCGGCGGCGGAAGATCCCGCACCTGTTCGCAAAGCTGGTGGTGATCTGGTGCATTGCCTTTGCGAGCGGCGCGAGCTACTATGCGCTGCGCATCCTCTCTCGCACAGGGAATGACGCGGCGGGCCTTTTGGCGGTGATCCTCGGCTTTTTCGGCGGGGAATTACTCTTCCTATGCCTGCGCACGGTTTTGAAGGAACGAACGACACGAAAGGACGCAGCGGCGTCCGGAAAGGAAACAGACGATGGAAATTCTTTGTAAAAGACTGGCAAACCTCCTGAGCGTCAAGAGTCTTGTGACGCTTGCCCTCACGGTGACATTCTGCGTGCTGACGGTGCAGAACGCGATCCCCGACAACTTCCTCAACATCTACACAATGATTATCACGTTCTATTTCGTCAAGCAGCTCAATGCGGAGGGCAAGGATGGAAATTAAGCAGCTGCACGCCAACGCAGGGAATTATGGCCCTGCACGGAACGCACAGGCCATCAAGTACATTGTCATTCACTACACGGGCAACGACGGCGATACCGCGGAGAACAACGCCAGGTATTACGCCTCGACCGTGGTGAAAAGCAGCGCGCACTACTTCGTGGACGCGAACAGCATCTACCAAAGCGTGCCTGACTTGCATACTGCCTGGGCGGTCGGCGGCAGAAAGTACCCATCCTGCCCGCAGACGGGCGGCGGGACGCTCTACAACATCTGCCGGAACACGAACAGCATCAGCATCGAGCTGTGCGACGCGAAGCGCGACGGGACGTATGCGCCCGCGCCGGAGACCGTCACGGCGGCTCTGAAGCTGACGCGCTCTCTGATGGCGAAGTACAACGTCCCCCAAAAGAACGTGATCCGCCACTTCGACGTGACCGGCAAGCTCTGCCCTGCCTATTGGGCAGGAAGAGAGAACGCGGCGAAGTGGAAGGCGGAGTTCTGGAACCGGCTCAACGAGCCAAGTGAGGAAACGGAGGAAGAGGAAATGCGATACAACACCATGCAGGAGATCCGCGAGAAGGCCCCGTGGGCGGCCGATACCGTCCTGAAGCTGATCGCCAAGGGAGCCATCCGCGGCGGCGGGGCGAAGGACGCGAACGGCTTTCCTGCCGACATGGACCTCTCGGCGGATATGCTGCGCATGATGGTATTCAACGACCGCGCAGGAGCCTACGGCGCATAAACGAAAGGGCCGGCCATCGGCCGGTCCTTTTTCTCAGGAAAGGAGGAAAGCAAATGCCTTCCAACTGGCTCTACATCGACACGAATTTTCCGGCTTTCACGGGCGAAGAGTCGATGGAGGAAAAGGTCACAAGCATCCAGGACTATATGTACCTGCTGGTCGAGCAGCTGCGCTATACACTGCACAACCTCGATCTCGGGAACATGAACAAGACGGCGAAGGAGCGGTGGGAAAGCGCCATCACCGAGCCGATCTACGCGAAGATCGAGGACGATGAGGAGCGCATCCTTCAGCTCGCCATCGACGCCGGCGCTCTGGCGCTGCGCATCAGCGACAGCGAGGGCAACATCACACAGCTGCAAGCCACAGCAGAGGGCCTTCAGACGAGGGTATCGGACAACGAGGGGAACATCAGCACGCTCCAGCAGACCGCGCAGGGATTGGCGACCGCGATAGCGGACCAGAGCGGGAGCATCTCGACGCTCCAGCAGACGGCCTCCTCCCTCTCGACGCGCATCTCGAATACGGACGGGCGGGTGACGACGCTCCAGCAGACCGTGAACGGCTTTTCGCTGCGGGCGAGCAACGACGGCGAGGACTCGACGATCTCGCTCATGAGCAACGGCGTCGTCGTGTCCAGCGCGAACATCTGGTTCTCGGGCCTTGTGGCCTTCACCGACCTGGAGAGGTCGAACCGCTACACGATCATCAACGCGGACAACATCACGACCGGCACGATCCGCGCGAACCTTGTGGATGTGTCCAACTGCTTCACGCTCACCTCCGGCGGCAGGAGCTACGGCTATATGGGGTGCGGCTACGGCAGCGACGGCGTGAGCATGACCTACGGCGCGATCCTGTCGGGCAGCAACGAGGACTATTACTTCATCGCCACGAACGCCGGCGCGCGTATGACCGGCGACGGCGCGAGCATCTGGTGCTCCGGCGGCTGCTATGCGACGGAGGAGCTGACCGTGCGCTCGGACCGGCGGGCGAAGAAAGACATCGACTACGACATGAGCCGGTACGAGGATTTCTTCCGCGCGCTGAAGCCGTGCTCGTTCCGCATGAGGGACGGCAGGAGCGGGCGGCTGCACACCGGCTACATCGCGCAGGAGGTCGAGGAGGCGCTGGGCGAAGCGGGCCTCACCAACGGGGACTTTGCGGGCCTTGTAATCAATCCGGAGACGGACGCCTTCGAGTACGGTCTGCGCTACGCCGACTTCTCGGCGCTGCACACCTACATGATCCAACGGCTTGAAGAGCGCGTGCGCGCTCTGGAAAGGAGCAGAACATGAAACTCATTGAAGCAGTCAACGCCAACCTTGCCGCGCAGGAAATGAGCCAGCAGCGGCTCCCCTACGACCTCGCGCTGGCCGTGGTGAAGGTCAAGCGGGCCACGGCGGACGAGACGGACTTCTTTCTGCGCGAGGAGCGCGCTTTGGTGGAGGAATACGCGGATACGGACGAGAACGGCAACATCCGCATGACCGGCAACGGGCGCTTTGCACTCCGGGGAAGCGCGCAGGAATACGAAAAAAAGCGCAAGGCGCTCGCGGACACAGAGACGAAGATCGACTTCGCGCCTATCGAGGTAACGGCGCCGGCGGAGATCAAGCCCGCGCTGATCGAGGCGCTGGACGGCTTCCTCGTCTTTCGGGAGGAGGGAGCGAAATGAAGCTGCCGAGCATCGTCTATCAGGACGGCATCCGAAAGGGCACGCAGGTCAAGTTCGGCGGGCTGAACCACAACCTCGGCGCCGGTGACGGCGAGCTGTGGGACATGAGGAACCTGACGAGCGACTACTATCCCCTGCTTGCCAGCCGAGGCAGGCGGCGGCTGTTCCGGACACTCACGAAGGGCAACGGTCTTTTCTCGTGGGACGCGCTTGCCTGGGCGGACGGGACGAAGTTCTTCTACGGCGGCATCGAGCGAGGGAGCGTGGAGGACAACGAAAAGACCTTCTGCGCCCTCGGGGCCTATCTCATTATCCTGCCGGACAAGAAATACTACAACACGCTCACGGGCGAGTTCGGCTCGCTGGAGAGCGAGTGGGCGGGGACAAGCCTGACCTTCACAAACGGAAAACTCTTTGAGGAGGAGGCGAAAGCGAACACGATCCAATGCGCGGGCGTGGACTGGTCGGCCTATTTCAAGGCCGGCGACGCCGTGACGATCTCCGGCTGTACGAAGCACACGGAAAACAACAAGACGCCGGTGATCCGCGAGATCGACGGCGACAAGATGTATTTCTACGAATATGCCTTCACGCTCGACGGGGACAAGGGCGAGACGCCATACACCGAGAGCGGAAACATGACGGTTCGGCGCACGGTTCCTATGCTACGCTATATTTGCGAAAACGAAAATCGGCTGTGGGGCTGCGACGATACCACCATTTACGCCTCAAAGCTGGGCGATCCGTTCAACTGGAACGTGTATGAGGGGCTGGATACGGACAGCTACGCGGTGGACACCGGCAGCGCGGGCAAGTTTACCGGCTGCGTCTCCTTCCTCGGCTACCCGATCTTCTTCAAGGAGGACCACATCTACAAGGTCTACGGCTCGCTCCCGAGCAATTTTGAGATCATGGGGAGCGCAACACTGGGCGTAGCGGACGGAAGCGGCAGGAGCCTCGCCATTGCGGGCGAGACGCTCTTCTACCTCT